GCTATGACGGTGCGGCCAAGGGGCGGCGCACCGACGGCTGGCGCGCGCCGGGCACCTCCGCTGACACCGAGGTTGGCGTGGCCGGGGCGCTTTTGCGGGATCGGATGCGAGATCTGGTCCGCAACAATCCGCACGCGGCCAAGGCCGTTGCGGTGCTGGTGAACAACATTGTCGGTGCGGGCATCATGCCGCGCGCCGCCAGCGGCAATGACAAGCTGGACCGCAAAGTCGATGCGCTCTTCGCACGGTGGTCAGATGCCGCCGATGCCGATGGTCAGCTCGACTTCTATGGACTGCAGACCCTGATCTGCCGCGAGATGGTCGAAGCAGGTGAGGTCCTTGTGCGTCGCAGGCTACGGCGATCCTCGGACGGTCTGCCGGTGCCGCTCCAATTGCAGGTGTTGGAGGCCGACTTCCTCGATGCCACGAAATCCGGCGCGCTCGGCGCGGGACGCCTGGTGCAGGGGATCGAGTTCGATCCGGTCGGAAAGCGTCGGGCCTACTGGCTCCATGCCGAGCATCCGGGTGACGCCTACGGCGCATTGCAGAATGGCCTGCAGAGCCGCCCGGTTCCTGCGAGCGAGATCGCCCACATCTATGAAAAACAGCGCACGCAGGCGCGCGGCGTTCCCTGGGGCGCACCGGTGATCCGCAGCCTGCGCGATCTCGATGATTACGAGGTCGCCGAACTGGTCCGCAAGAAGACCGAGGCCTGCGTCACCGCCATCGTCTTCGGCGACGACGAAGCGCAACAAGGCATCGCGCCGTCTGTGGTGGATGCTGATGGCAACCGCGTCGAGCAGTTCGAACCGGGACTGATCGCTTATGCCCGCGGCGGCAAGGATATCCGGTTTAACCAGCCCTCGGCCACCGGCGGCTACGGCGAATACAAGAGGGCGAGCCTGCACACGATCTCGGCAGGCTTCCGGGTGCCCTATGAATTGCTGACCGGCGATCTCAGCCAGGTCAACTATTCCTCGATCCGCGCGGGGCTCGTCGAGTTTCGCCGCCAGATCGACGCCGTGCAGTGGCAATTGTTCATTCCGATGTTCTGCGCACCGGTCTGGCGCTGGTTTACCGAGGCGGCGTGGGCCGCGGGGCAGATCCCGACACCGGACGTGCCGGTCGAATGGTCGCCGCCGAAGTTCGAGGCCGTCGATCCGCAGAAGGACGCGATGGCGAACCTGCTCTCGATCCGCTCTGGCACGATGACACTGGCCGAGGTGATCGCCCGACAGGGCCGCAACCCTGACGCGGTGCTGGCCGAAATTGCCGCCACAAACGCCAAGCTCGACGCCCTCGGGCTGGTGCTCGACAGCGATCCGCGCCGCGTCACCAAGACTGGCAGCGCCCAAACAAGCGATCCGGCGAACGATTCCGCCGACGACGACCCTGCCGCTGACCCGGAAAGCGATCCGGCCGACGACTCCGATACGGATCCGGCGCGGCCCGACACCGACCAACAGGACTGACACATATGGATACGATGATCGAACTGCCGGCCCTGCGCCGGTCGGCGGAGCTTGCGCCGAACACTGCCGATACCGACGCCCGCACCGTCGAGGTAATCTGGTCAGCGGGCGCGCGGGTCCGCCGGTCGACCCTGTTCGGCGAGCCCTATGACGAGGAACTGAGCCTCGATCCAACCCATGTGCGGCTGGATCGTCTGAATGCAGGCGCGCCGTTTCTGAAGGTTCATGAGATCGACACGCTGGATGCGGTGATCGGCTCGGTCGTTCCCGGCTCCGCCCGCATCGAAAACGGCCGGGGCGTTGCGCAGGTCCGGATCTCTGAACGCGCTGATGTCGAACCGATCTGGCGCGACATCCAGGCGGGCCACATCCGCGCGGTGTCCATCGGCTACCAGGTGCACCGCTTTGAGGTCTCGAAACCCGAAGCCGCTCGAGAACTCTGGCGCGCGGTCGACTGGACGCCCTTCGAGGTGTCCGCCGTGCCGGTTGGGGCCGACCCCGCCGCAGGCTTCCGCGCCCAATCCGACCTTGCAACTTGCGTCCTTCACCGCCGGGACGCCCCACCCAACAACACAGGAGCCATCCCGATGACGGACAAATCCAACGCCCCGGCCGCAGAGGCCACAGACCAGCCCAGCGACACCAATGCTGCCGAGGACACCACCATGCTTGAGCCGAAAACGCCTGCACCCGATCCGAAGGTCGCAGCAAACGAAACCCGCACCCAACCGAAGGCGCAGAAGCCCGACACCCCGGTCGCACCTGATACCGAAGCTGTCGCGACCCGGGCCCGTGAGGGCGAGCGCGACCGCGTGTCCACGATCTACGATCTGGCGGGCCGTCTGAACCTCGAGCGCAGCTTTGCCGAGGATCTGGTTAAACGCGGCACCGACGTTGGTGAGGCCCGGCGTCTGATCCTCGATCAGGTAGCTGCAAAATCCGAGGAAACCCGCACCTTCAGCCAGGTGTCGATCCCTCTGGGCGGCCGCAATGAGGCGATCACTCGCCGCGACGCCGTCGCGAATGCACTGTTGCACCGCTACAGCCCGACTCTCTTCCAGTTGGAAGACGCCGCCCGCCAGTATCGCGGCATGACGCTGCTGGAACTGGCCCGCGAAAGCCTCGGAAATGTGGGCGTGAACACCCGCGGCCTGTCGCGCGACGAGGTGGCGACCCGGGCCCTGCATTCGACATCCGACTTTCCCGAGATCCTGTCGGCCGTCACCAACAAGACCCTGCGGCAGGCTTACGAGGCCTATCCCCGCACTTTCATGCTGTTCTGCCGCCAGGTGCTCGCCACCGACTTCAAGGCGATGCACCGGGTGCAGCTCGGCGAAGCCCCGCAACTGCTGGAGGTGGGCGAAAGCGGCGAGTTCAAACGCGGCACGCTGGGCGAGAGCAAGGAGAGCTACAAGGTCAAGACCTATGGCCGGGTGGTCGCGATCACCCGCCAGACGCTGATCAACGACGATCTCGACGCCTTCACCCGGATCCCGGCAATGTACGGCAACTCCATCGCGCAGTTGGAGTCGGACGTGGTCTGGGGGGTCATCACCGCCAACCCGGCGATGGCGGATGGCAACGCGCTGTTCCACACCACCCACAAGAACCTCGCGGGCACCGGCGCGTCGCTGGCCGTCGAGGCGGTCGGTTCGGCCCGCGCCGCCATGGCCAAGCAGACGGGCCTCGACAAGAAGACGGTGCTCAACGTCCGGCCCGCCTTCCTGATTGTGCCTGCGTCGCTGGAGCTGAAGGCCGAGCAGATGGTGGCCCAGAACCTTGTGCCCGCCGCAACCTCCAACGTCGTGCCGCAATCGATCCGCACGCTCGCGCCGATCAGCGAGCCGCGCCTCGATGCCGCCAGTGAAACCGCTTGGTATCTGGCGGCCAGCCCGAACCAGATCGACACCATCGAGTACGCCTACCTCGAGGGTCAGCAGGGCGCCTATATCGAGACGCGCAATGGCTTCGACGTCGATGGCGTCGAGATCAAGTGCCGCCTCGACTTCGGCGCCAAGGCCATCGACTGGCGCGGCCTCTACAAGAACCCGGGTGCATAAACCGGGTCATCGCTGACATTCACCTCTGACGGGCGGTCCCATCGGGCCGCCCGTTCCGTTTCGCAAAGGATCCTGCAATGAAAAACTACGTCAAGCCCGGCAATACCATCACCCTGACCGCGCCCTACGCCGTGACGTCCGGCGACGGCTTGCTCGTCGGCTCCATCTTTGGCGTGGCCGCTGGGGATGCCGCCAATGCCGAAACGGTGGAGGCAGCGCTCGTCGGCATCTTCGACCTGAAGAAGGTCGCAAGTCAGGCCTGGTCTGCCGGTGACAAGGTCTATTGGGACAACACCAACAAGGAAGCCACCAAGACCGCCACGGCGAATACGCTGATCGGCGTGGCCACCGAAGCGGTCGCAGGCGGCGCGGGTGACTTGATCGGCCGGGTGCGCCTGAACGCGAGCTTCTGATGACGGCATTTGCTGCCATTCTGGATGCGCTGTTCGCTGATCCCAACATCGGGCGAGAGGCGGTATACACCTCCGACGGCGGCGCGCCCGTGCTGGTGCGCGTCGTCTCGCGGCAGGCCGATGCGTTCACCGACTTCGGCGATGCACGGCTTTGGTCGGAAACGACCCAGGTCGATCTGCGCGTCGCGGAAGTTCCGACCCCGCGTCCCGGTGACCGATTGGAAATCGACGGCGATGCCTTCCTCATTCAGGGTGAGCCTGTTCGCGACCGCGAGCGGCTGGTCTGGACCGTGGATCTGAGGCCCGCGTGAAACTCAAGCTCGACATCGATCCCGACATCGTGGCCATGATGGCAGCCGAGGTCGCAGCGGGTAAGCGCGCGGTGACAGCCGCCATGCGCGAGGCCGGGACCGGGCTCAAGTCTGCCTGGCGCACGCAGATCACTGGCGCGGGGCTTGGACGGCGGCTTGCGAACTCGATCCGCAACCAGAACTTCCCGAG